GAACCGCACAGGCAAAGCTTGCAGAGTGTGAAGCCCTCGACCTTGAAATTCTCCACTACCTCGAATCAGGAGCAATAGAGGCAATCGAGTACAGCCGACAACACGAAGCAAACAAGAAAGCCCACAAGCGCAATCTAAAGCAACATTGGGCAATGGTTCGAATGATGCGTAAGCAATACCTCAAGGAAGGCTTGTCAGAGTCCGAGCATAACCGCACATTTGGAGCGCTCTGCGGGCGTTGGGAACTACACCCAGACACAACGATGGAGACAACCGGAGAAGGCTTTCAAAAGCTCAATCTCGACAGTGTAACCCCAGCAGTACAGAAAGCCATCATCGCCGATATCCAGCAGGAAATTGACGACGAAGCGCACCGCAATGGCGAGCAGGGCGACACTTGCGCCGAATACATCCTAGAGGACGAAGGAGAGCCGGCAGCCATCGGAGACAACACGGAAGCAGACACCAGCGACTTGCTTAAGACTGAGTTTGCCGCCATCGATGCAGAAACCCTTCGACGCCGCAAAGAGTTGAAAGAAAAGATCGCCGCTTGCGCCCCGTAGGTGGAGCGATTCATCAAAAATTGGGCCGCGAGAGCGGTCCTTTTTTTTGCCTTCTCGATAAATTCTCGTTGGTGGGGTCTGCCGACCCCTACACCCCGCCGCTCGGTTATTGCACCAGGTAGCACCGACACAGGGTCGGGTCCAGGACTCGAACAATCCAGCCGCCTATGGGCAGCTGATTCGATTGTTCTCGTGGTACACAGTCGTTTCGCCTATCGGCGACCAACATGCTGTTGGATCCGTTAGCCTTCGGCGACCTCGCAGGGGCGACCGATTGCTACGCGCAAGGCGCAAGGGCTCTGCCCTACGACCCGCTCTGCGAGGCCAGGGGAACCGCCCCCACTTTTCTTTCTATACGGGCCCCGGCCAAATCAGCAAATCACACCCCCTCCCCTATAAAAATAAGGGGGGGGAGAAGAGGAATTAGGAAATGATTACCCAACAAGAAATGCAGGCATCACTGCACCTGCCGAGACCAAAGAAAATGAATCACGAAAACACTTTAAAAATCGTTTCAAACTATTTGATTGAGCTTGGATCATACCTGGACTCATCAATGCACGCTGGTGACCCCTTGGTAGGTCACGATTATGTATGCCTAAACAAGCAAGATGAATCTTCCCAGCAAGATCTGGATCACGCTTATTATCTCACCCAGGCCACTTGGCTAAAGATCCACAAAGACAAAACAAACAAAAACTTTGCTGAAGAAATTCAGAAGTTCAGAGAAACCCATACCGAATGGGACAGCCGGATCATGAACCCAGCCGATGATCTAGAAGAGTCTCAGCAAGGTTACAAAATCATCAGGTCCTAAAGGAAAGGCAAGACAATGAAGCAGCATTACACAGTGACCATCGACCAAATCATAGAAAAACATGAGCTATACACGGACTGTGAAGGAACAGACAAATACTCTCATCTTCGCCAATGTTTCATCGTCACCCAAGAAGAAGATCCTCAATTTGTATGCGGATTCTTTCCAATGGACACGCCAAATGAACGAATCAATCAGGCAATGAAGATAATATTTGGGGAAAAGGCATTTAAAGAAATGGACCTAATCCCAATCCCAATGATGTGGACACCCCAGGCATGGCCAGTCATCCGAGACTGGATGGCACAGAACGACTATTCGAGCGCTGAATCAATTGCAGCGTTAGTATAAATCCCAAAAAAACAGGAGAAAAAAATGGGAGCACAGAAGCAAAAAGTAATCAGGGCTTTAGAAACAAGAACATACACAGACGATATTGCCGTAGCAATCGACGTCCTCAACATAGCCTTGGAGGATGTGCTGTATGACTTTATGACCCTTGGTGAAGACCAGGATTCTCTGCAAGAAATCGTGAGCAACAAACTAAGTGCAGCCGTCCACAGATTAAAACTAGATAGTCGTACCCCAGTAGTAAAGTAAACAATCAGGAAAAAACCATGAGCGATTTAAAATTAGATGCAGCCTTCTTTAAGGACCTAGAAAGCAAGCGGTCAAGAGGGGAGCTCCCTTCTGTAATGGTCAGCATGAACGAGCGAGATATAGGCATGTGCCTTAGCCAGCTCAAGGAGCTAGGCGTATCACGTCGTGACATAGCTCGTTTTCTAATTAAGCAAATCAAAGATATCTGGGGGTAAAAATGGCAAACGTTCCAGATGACTGGGGCTGTTACTACTTCAAATGTGGTGCCTGCGGACGTAGGTGCCACGCATCTGAAGGTGGATGTGATTGTCCTGAGAGCCAGATGATGGATGCTAAACGGCCCGGTCTTGCCGGTAAAGATTATGAGTACTCTGATGGCGAGTGGAAAAAATTGATCTCAATCAAAACTCATGTAGCAAGGATTGAGCATAACCCCCCTAATGAGAAATGGAACAAGTTAAACCTTGGGCCACCTGTCAGCTATGTCAAAGTCGGTGACACTTACGAGTGCACCACTTATCGAATTATTTGTGACGAGAGCGGTGAGCAACACCACGTCAGAGTCAAGCGAAGAAAAAAGAAAGGTCCCAACTGGGACGAGCAACCAACCAAGGAGAACCATGATGGAAGATGATGTCTTAACAAAAGTTAGCGTAAAGCAACTAAGAGAAATGCTGGAGACAGTAGAGAATAACTATGCCTCACATTGCAGAGTAGAGTCCCTGCAGTTTAACAGGAGCGCAGCAGGTAATGTTGTAGTCCTAGTAGTCGACACCGGCCATGGGTGTCAGCATGAAGAATGGATAAGTATTCGCAAATGAACCAAAAAGAAAAAGACATCCTCAAAGCTAACCCGGTCTTGGAAAAACCAGGTTTCGCAGAACAATTACGACAATGGAAACTCAGAGAACAGGAAAAAACAAATGAGCTTCAACATTCTGTACAGCAAGAAAAAAGATCCAAGTAAAAGTTATTCACTGGATAATATTTCACACGTTCAAGAAACATTCGACGACAAATACAAAGCCGTTCAACGATACTGGCAGCTATATTACCAAGATGACATGAGCATCTGGGGCCTAAACGTTGTGGCCTACCTGCCCGGTGAGCTTTACAATGAGTCATATCGTCAACTCGAAGAAGCATTCGCAAGCCACGCCAAGAAAACAAAACTACATGACGTCTGCGAAATCAAAAAGAATTTTAAAGACGCTGATTTTTGGATGGTTCGTTCTCACTCTGACACTGGAGTTGGAAGACCAGTAAGAGAATATAAAGAAGATTATATAGGGTTAAGAGTCAGGGATTCTTATATCGATAAAATGAATGCAGACTTTCTTTACTTCTGCATGACGAATTTATTTAACCGGGGAGTGTGGAAAAACTACTCTTCTGGGTCAACTGGATTGCAGCACTTGCCAATAGCGGCAGTTAAAATGTTTGAATTGGGGTTTATGGATGAGTAAAAAAAATCAGGACAGTCTGGATGGGATGAAACTTTACGATGGGCAGAACCAGTCAGCTCGGAATTTGCTCCTTTTTTCAGGGAAAGCATACAACTATCCGAATATGAGAATGGAAACACACCGACAACTGGTGAAGTCACTATTGTTTCAAATGCAAGACCTGCACGGAAACTCAAAACCCGTAATGCTTCTAACAGATTCTTTCAGGTTAATCGAAGTCCTGGCCATATGGTTCGAGGACACACCCCTAATCGAAGTCGTAGATATGCTTTACGATATGGCCAACGCTATGCACGAGGAGAAAATGAATGACAACAAGAACAGCGCCTAGCCAGGGTATTTTTAGCGCATCAGCAATCTCATCCTTTGAGAGCTGCGAGATGAAAGCTCACCTTCAATATGATGAGGGGTGGGAAAATAAAAATATCAGCAACTCATTAAAGACTGGGATCATCATGCATGACATGCAAGAAATGTATCTACTAGGTCATAATGAGACAGCTGTTATGAATAGCATCGAAGAAGATGTTAAGTCTCGTGGCTGGGATAGTGACCCGTTGTTTCTCCCCAAGATTAGAGCCTACATTAAAGGGTACTATCACAGGTGGGAGGCCGAAGACGCTGACTCGTTTACTGATGGCACATATAAAGTTCTTTCCGTTGAAGAAGACTTCGTCTTTAAATACGAAGATAAATCAACAGGCAACTTCTGCACGTATGTAGGCCGGACTGATGCTGTTCTTCTGGATATTGAGACAGACTGCATTGTGCTTATGGAACATAAAAATGTTTCAACTCGAGACTGCCAAGACTCTGCGTCTATTTTTTGGCAAAGTCTCATTATGAATAACCAGCTTACAATCTATGCATCTTACCTAGAAGAGAAATACGATAAGCCTGTTTATGTATGGTATGACGTTGTTCAAACCAGCCCAGCAAGCAAGCCTAAGTTGGTGAAGAAGGTAAGAGAAACTTTAGAGGAGTTCGAAGAAAGGTTGACCCTGGTATATAAAAACAGGGAAGAGAATAAATATATCAGAAAGAAGATTCATGTTCTTGGAGAACCCAGGAAGAAAAGAATGGAAGAGATTTATGATATATCAAAGAGAGCTCAGTCAGCATCTTATCTAGGAACTCATACAAGAAATACTCAAAGTTGTCGCAACTACGGTGGGTGTGAATTCTTTCATGTCTGCGTAGGAACCGAGAACATTTATGAAAGCAACAGGTTCAAGAAAAAGGACCATTACACTGAAAAGGAAACAGATGAACAACCGTTTTGAAATCGTATCTGCACCGGTAGACACTCGTATTCCTCCGCCTAGACTGGTTTTATTTGGCCAGCCTAAAGTTGGGAAGACATCGTTTGCCGCTCAAGCACCTAACCCATTACTCATCCAGGTAGAAGACGGCGCTGCAGGGTTAAAGATTCCCAAGATTCCAGAGACTCCTTGTCAAAGCTGGGATGAATTTATGCAATGCCTGAGAGAAGTTCTTAAGCAGGACCATGATCGTGAAACCCTCATCATCGACACTGTAGATAAAGCTGAGCAGTTAGCCCAGGCCGAGGTACTGCGTCGAGACTTTGATGGTAACAAAGATAAGTTCATGCATTTTCACAAGGGCATTATGATTGCCAGCTTGATGATGCGTGAGATGCTGTATGCTTTGGACCATATCCGCAAAGCAAAGAATATGAATATTATTCTTATTGCACATGATGGCCTACTGCCTGGTGCCAATGCACTGGGTGAAGACTTTAAGAAGTGGGCTCCTAACTTATCCAAGAATTCTTGGAACACACTTAGAGATTGGGCAGATCAAATCGGTCATGCTCAAAGTAATTTTCGGGTCATTGACGGGAAGGCCAAAGAACTTGGCAAAGACCGTTGGATCCATTTCTTAGGTAGCCCTGGCCGCGATGCAGGATGCAGAGCCGGCTATGAGATGCCAGACAAAATTAAACTTTCTTGGGATGAATACCAGGAACATATGGGAGACAGACTATGCCGAGCGTAGGATTTACGGTTAATGACCAGGACATTGCTGAAGCAGAAAAGAATAAGCCGAAGACTTATGGCCCTGGCAATTACAGATTTCAAGTTACCGATGCCATCATAGGCAAGAGTTCGGTAAAAGGTACACCTCGCATTGAGCTGAAAATGTTCATCGAGTGTGAAGATAAAGAGCTTCGTATCTTTGATGATATCTATTTAATAGAGAAGTCGAAGTGGAAGTACATTCAGTTCTGCAAAGCAGTAGGGCTAGATCCTACAGCTGACATCGATACAGATGATATCCCTGGGAAAGAAGGAGTTCTTAGAACTACCAAGAAGCCCGGTGAGAAGTACATGGAGGTTGGCGAATACTACTCAGTAGAGGAGAAATACGACAAACCTTTAGGGCCTTTTCAGATGGCAGTTGCAGTAACCAAGTCGCCGGAAAAAGATGACGGCGTACCCTTTTAAGTGATACATAATTAGTGGGGGTGGGCATGTTCCACTTTGCTGCTAGGGTTTCTTTTTCCTGTACCCTGAAGGCTTTTTGTCTGCCCCCACTTTTCCAGGAAATTCATGAAAATAAACATCAACGCCAACAGCTTAAAAAAGCTGGTTAGACTCCTCCGTAATTTGGCTGATGAATTAGAAGCACTATACGCTGACAACAAGCCATCGACTAAAACACTTCGCGTAGTTTCACAACACGACGCGTCAATACAGGAGATTGTTAAATACTATCAATCAGTACACCCCAGCAGGGGAAGATCTGTAAAACCCGAACACAAAGACTGGAAGCTTATAAGAAAAAGACTCGAAGATGGTTATAGCGTCGCCGAGCTAAA